AGAAGTAAATGTTACAGGAAAATAATTTTTTCCGTTGTTCCATTCTCCCCATTGTAGAATTAGACCATTACTATATTTAACCCACCCATTTTGTGTTAAACTGCCTCCAACAATGCCACCGAGTGTACCGTCGGTTTTGAATTGATTAATGAGGTTTCGGACAAATTCAGTTGTAGCTATTTTTGTACTATTATCAGAAGTTCCTTGTGTAGGAGCTGTAGGACTTCCTGTTAATGCAGGACTTGCTTTTGGTGCTAACGTAGATAAATCAATATTACAAGCTGTTGCTGTTCCAGCATTAAGATATATAGGTTTACTAGCACTTCCTACTGTAGAAGTTCCTAATTTACTAGCAGTTGTAGCATTTGCTACAGAGCTTACAGTTTTCCACGTTCCATCTCCAGCTAAAAAATGGCTTGCGTTGCCATCTCTCTTTGGAGCTAAACCGTTTGCAGTAGTGGATACAACTGCTGTACTTGCTTTGCCATTCCATGTAGTTTTTTCTGTATCTGTTACAAATCTGTGTGTCGCGTCTTGAGTAATCATGGTGGCAGGGTGATTTGCTGGGTGTACATAGTTGTTTGCACCTGTTGCAATACCATCTAATTTTTTCTTTAGTTCTGGGGTCATGTAACCTTTCAAACTATCTGTAACCTCTCGCCAATCTTGAGCATTTACTACGTTTTGCAATGTATCAAGCCATTGCTTTAATAATTTATCATTAGATAAAATTACACTAAAAATCAAATTCATTGTAGAATAAAGCACTGGGTCCTTTGAAATAAGTTGCGGAATTTCTAAAAAGAAATCATTACTACTAGGTATTGATTCATCTGGTCTTTTAAACCCATTTATCTCACTTGGCATTAATAACCCAAATTCTTTTTTTAATTCTTCACTATTCATCTAACCACCTCAAAACTCTACAGTCCATTTAAATATTGCTCCACTTTCAGCATCTACACCTTTAGATGTTAAGAGTCGCATTTTAGCAGCAGTTTGTTCTTCTTCATCTATCAAAGCTACTTCATTTATTGCACCAGTATACTCACCAGCTTCAATTTCTGCTTCAAAACAAACAGAAGTTTCAACCGGATAAGTAACTTCTTTTATATTTTTAGTTAGAACAACATTATTAAGTGGACCATTATCTGTTGGTGGTGCAGGATTTCCTTGCTCGTCTGTTTCCCCTGCTATACCAAAAGCCATTTTTACAATTTTACTTATTCTCCCTGTTGTTCCTATAGCTTGTGCAAATGCAGTTCTATAATCTGTAGTCGTTTTTTTATTGCTTTTTAAAAATGTATCTTGGTCAAATTCACTTTGTCTTTGTACACCTACTCCATTAACAGTTAAAGTATGTGTTGTATTTACATTACTCATAATATTTCTTTGCTCCCTTCATCTATAATTCCATGTTTTGTACTATAAAAAACACATATATTTTCCATTTGTTTATCTATTTCATAAGCACCACTTAAAATATGGCTACCATCTAAACAAAAAGAACCGTCCCAGCAGTTTTTTGTATTTGCTGTACGGTTCTGTATAACATTATTTTTATTTATATTAGAAACTTGATATTTTTTATAAATTTTTTGTTTATTATTTATTTTATTTTCTGTTTTATTACTATAACTAATAACTTGTTTACATTTAGAATTTATCTGTTGTTTATTTTCAATTTTATAATTAATATTTATATATAAAACAGGCATTAATAGATTTTTTATACTTAATAAATGTGTTTGTCTCTCTCGATATAATGCATCTGGTTTTATACCACTAAAATCTATTATATTATTAAAATTCCAAATACCATCCCAATAAACTTTCTCTGCTGTTCCTAAATTCCAAAAATCATGTGTACTATTAATATATTGATTAATATTTGCTTTATTGTAAATATTTTGTTCAAAATTACAACTAATTATTATTTTAAAAATTAAATTAGCAGGAATTATACAGCGTAAAATTGCCCTCATAGAACTAGCTACAAGCTCTGTTTCATCATTAAAATCTATTAATAATTCATACTTTTTTGTTGTAGTCGCAATAGCATTATTTTCACCATATCTAATGTCTAAAATTTGCTGTAATCTTCTAATGGTATAAGGAAGCATACTGTTTAATTTGATTAAAATATTAATTCTTCTATCCTCTAAAGTTTCAGTAGATTTTGACGTTAGGTTTAGCATATCCTCCCAGCGTTTTATTCCTTGCAAATCTGCTTTATAAACAAATGTGTTATAGAACCATTTGCAATTAGCTTGCCAAATAGTTTTAAATTCATCATTTTCTAATACTGAAAGCTGTCTAAACTCATCGGCATTAGCTATAACATTGGGATAATATCGCTCTAGTTTTACATTACGTTCTAAATTATCCACTTAATTCACCTCTAACAGCAAGAGCATTAATATCTAAAGTCAAATTTTCTTCTAAGTCATTTAATTTTGTATGTTCAACATCGGTTACCCCTTTAAGGTCTAAAAGTCTACTTTCAATTTGCGAAATACGAACAATAATCCCTTTATTTTCGTATCGTTCCATAGTAACAACTTGTGTATCTTGCCATTTAGAATTTAGTTCTAAAAAGTAATCATCAATAACTTTTTCAATTTTTGTTTTATAATCTATGAAACTTCCATTATTAAAAGTTATATTTAAGTCAATTTTTATAGCAGAATTTTTAGCTCCTTCAACTGTTACAATATGCCCAATGGGTGCAATTCCTAATCCTTCACCCTTATTTTGCTCTGGGTCAATTTTAGTTTGTACTTGTTTTATAAATTCTGCTGTTGGTGGTTTATATTCACTGGTCATAAATACTATTTTTACAGTTCCACCACCATTCCAAACTGGATAAACTTTAACACCTCCAACACCCTCAATTGCATTTACTTTTTCTTTATAATCAATAATATTGCCACCATATGCTTGATTTTCAAAACTATTCAAGTATCTTGTTCTAAAATCTTCGGTAGTTTCTTCTTCCTCTCCTGGAATAGTAACTTCTAAAAGTTGGGCAAATTCAAGACCTTTTACATAATCTATGGGAACTAATTTACCACTTGGTTTATTACCAATAATCCCTATAGTTTCACATTTTAATAAATATTGTCCATTTCCTAAGCTTTCAGTTATAGAATAATTCACATCATCATAAGAAAAGCGAGTGCCTACACTAATATTTATATTATTAGGAGTACACTCTCCTTTTACTATGGCATATGTTGCTGGATAAGGAGCTAATCCACGTTCTTTAGCTCTTAATATTAAAAATTCTCTTTCTGCTGTATCACCAAAAGTATTTTTTATAAAATAATCTACAGTCGCATATAAAAGCATAAATTCTATTGCTGCTGGTATACTTGCGTCATAAATAATAGAACCTTCTCTTTTATCTATATCATTTGGTACTTTTTCAAGCATTCTATTTAAAATAATATTTTCTGTTTGATTTTCATACATTTAAATAATATTCACTCCCTTCTCCATTTCAATGTTGCCTAGATTGGTTTTTACTGTAAATTTAGCTAGTACATTACCTTTATCATAAGACAGCTCAAAATCTTCTACACTATTTATTCTATCATCTTGTGTTAAAGCTTCTTTTATTCGTCTTGGTAATTCACTATATACATATGGTATAGGTTTACCAAATAAATCTTGAAGTTCTATACCATAATTCCAGCTATAAATAACATATTGATATCTTTCTGTATTTAAGATTTTATAACAAGCTTGTGCTATTGCATCTAATTCATCAATACTACCTAATATTTTTTCATCAGCTATTTTCATGCGGTACGATTTATTAGGAACTATGCTTGTTGTCGCTATATTTATATTTAAATCCGTATCTGTTCCTTGTGGTAAAAATCCCATATTATCAACCCCACTGACCAGTCAAATTTGTATGATTAGTAGACCTAGATAAAACAATAAATTCTTGTCCGCCCGATTGCTGAATTAAAATAACGCTCTCACCGACTGATAGACCGTTATGCACAGTAATTCGTTTTCGCCCGCTATAAGCGTGATTATGACTTTCAAATAAAGCGTCTCCGCTACCACCTGATTTATTTTCTGTTATATGATTAACAGTTATATCAACATCAAAATCTCTAACTAAATCAGTTAAAATTAAAAATTCTTCTGTAAGTAATTCTTTTTGGTCAATTCTAATCGTTAAGGGATTAATAGTTTCTACAACACCAAGACTGTAATCACATAGATTAGCACTATTTAATTGTTGTTTTACTAATTGTTGTATAGCTTCTTTTAAAGCAACAATACTCACTCAAAAATCCCTCCTTTAAGTGTTAAATCCATAAAATGTGAATTATTAGTATAAGTATGCTTAACTGATTCAACTAACATTTTCATATTTATTTCTCGTTTATCTATATATAATTTAACAAATATACTAGAACCACCACGAACTCTATCATCTCCAAAAGCATTTTTTATAGATAATGTACGCCTTACTCTGTTATAACGTTTAAGCATTGCTTTTGCCAATGCATCAAGATTTATTGGTTTTTCAGGATTTACAGATTTTATTTTTCTAAGAAGTCCCCATTTAGCTATAGTTTTTGTATCCATAGCAATATTACTAATTTCATGTGCATTAGTATCTTTATTATCAAAATAAAGTACAATATCATTATATGTGTCCTTATCTATATCAGAAGTAAAACTAAAATTTTCAGCAGTTTCACTATCAATTAAAATATCAACTCTCATATCATTTATATTTTTAAGAGTCAACTTTCCATAATCATCATAAAGCACATATAAATTTTTTGTAGCTTCTGTAGTTATATCTATAGCTGTCTGCATTAAATCGAATAAAGTTTGTTTACCTGCTCTAAATCGTGGAATTACATATTCAGTATCTGCAATATCACCAACAGTTAGCTGAAAATCTTCAGCTAACTGTTTTATTATTTCACTTGCTTTTTTATTTACTGTATTATAAATCTGTTCATTTTTTAGATATCTAAGCTGGTCATAAGCAATAATAGATAAAATATTATCTTTATCTAAATTACGTTTAAATACAAAACCAAAAAATATACCTACATCACCACGTTGTACTTTTACTCTATATCCTTCTTGTATATCCAACAATTCATCTTGTACTACTTTAAAAGTAATTTTGCTTGGCTGCCCTTTACGATAATATTCAATATTTATATTATCTTCAACAACTGGTATATAGCACTTATTATCAACAGTATGAATGGTTATTAATAATTCATTGCTATTATTCAAGTTTTAACACCTCTTTTAATGTAGGTGTTGATGGATTATACATTTTATTCAAATTCATAACGCTACGCCAATTCAAACTACCTCCACTCGCTAATTTTACAGCTTCATATACAGATTTTTCTTTTGTTACTTTCCAAACACTAGGAATAATTTTATCTGTAGGTCTATTCTCTTTTATAGTATATGTTTCTTTGCCATTTTCATCAGTTTTTACCTCAACTTCTTTTGTAGCATAATACTTATACTCTTTTAGTTGTAAAGGCACTACAACATCAAATCCATTTTTAGCATCTTCACGTATACTATAATTCTCAATGGTAACTAATAAATTAGTATCAAACAAAACTTCAAAACTAGGTGTCATTCTCATTATTATTAATCGTAAAGGCTGTTTACTTTCTTTTGCTATTTTTATTTTTTCTAAATAATGTTCAGCTCCTTTAAATGAATATTCATTTAATAAATTACCTAAAATTCCTATTGAACCACCAAACAAATTATTAAATGCAGATACTCCTATTTCTGTATCGCTTTGGGAATAGTCTGCAAATGGATAATTACTATTAGGCAAAAGAAGCTCAAAAGATATTTCTTTCAGACCTTCTGTTTTAATAATATTTATTTCTCCTTCATTTATAAGATTTACAGTTTTATTTTTATTTTTTATACGTATATCCATTTTAGCTGGTGGAATAGGTAACATCATGTCATCTAAATAAAAATAATATGCCATTATATATGCACCGCCTCAGCTCCATTTGCTGTAGCTTCTGCTATTTGTTCACCTATATGTGTTATAATTCCATCAAAATCAACATCTTTAGAAATATTATTTATATTTTCCATATTAATTTCAATTTTAGCAGTAGTATATTTATTTATTACTTCTTGCTCAGCAATATCTCTCATGAATTTTAAATCTTCGTCCATTATATCCATAGCTTCAGCTATTTTTTTAGTATTATCTGCTGTATCTTTAGTATTTTTAGCAGTATCATCAGTTCCTGCTAAATCCCCATAATTAGGAATAGTTCCTATTTCTGGTGTCGTATAAGGAACATTATCTATTCCATTAAAAACACCTAAATTCTTAAATGGATTTATTATTGTATCAATTACATCATAAGATGTTTTTCTTGCCCATAATTTAGCTTCTAAAGGATTTGCTCTATAAGTTATTTCACTTGTAGCAGATAAATTAGTACCAAATATTTCATTTACTGTGGATTTAACAGCATTAAAAGCATTAATCAACCCATTTATTTTTTCAATCATAAAATTAATAGCATTAGCAACAAATTCTGCTATTTCACCAAATACATTAGCCAGTGTATTTCTAAGACCATTACTTGCTATTTGCCACCCAATAAAAGCACCTACTACTGCCACAATTAAGCCTATTAATATAGGTATAGGATTTCTAGAAATTACTGCATTTAAAATTGCCATTGCTCCACTTGCTAACAAACTTGCAACAGCCATTGCTCTTTGTGCTATACCTACAGCCACAGTCCTAGCATAAGCAATAGATAAACTAGCATTAGTTATAACAATAGCTGTATTATAGGCAAATGTATAAACAGCAGCTAATAACTGTAATCCATTATATACAACTAAGTAAGCAATATATCCACCTAATGCAATACCAGCAGATGTCAACATACCTAACAAAATAGAAAATGTATATTCAATTACAACTCCTAAATTATTAAATCCATCTGTAAGTATATAAACTCCTGCTACTACTGCACCTATAGGTAAAAATATTGCACCCCACATTTCAGCAGCACTCACAGCAGTTAAAGTTTGTGCTATTCCAAGAGTACGAATAAGTTTTATTGCTGTAGGAATATATGCTATAAATTGCAATACATAACCGACTTTACTTATTGCACCTAAAATAGCAGTTTTAGCAGCTACACCAGCAAGGGCTATACCATATAATCCTACTGCACCAATAGCACCACCAAAACCAACAATTATAGTATCAATAGCAAATTTATTTTTATCGTAAAAAGCACTAATTTCATTGGATAACCATTTAACATTATTTATAAATCCATTAATAGCATTAGCACCAATAACCGCACCAGCTACTATATTATCTGCAAAACTTTTTATCAATGGGCTATTAGCTAATTTACTTATCTCAGTATATACAGGCTGAAAAGCATGACTAACTCTACTTTCAATGTTAGTCCATATATCTTGCCATTTTAAAGGAATAGTTTCAAATTGTTTATTTATTTCATCTGTTGCTCCTAAAATAGCATTTTTAATTATTTCTGCTGTTATTTCACCATCTGCACCTAATTGTTTTATTTCTCCCATAGATACACCCATATAATCAGCAATATATTTTTCTATTAATGGTGCAGCTTCAGCTATAGAACGTAATTCATCACCTTGCAATTTACCAGACCCAAGAGCTTGTGTTAATTGTAATAAAGCGTCTTTTTGTCTTTCAATATCTGTACCACCTATATTAAATAACTTCTGAATATTTTCCATAAAAGGTACTATAGTTCTTGGGTCAGGAAATGCTTCTTTTGCAGTCATTGCAATTTTAGATACACTATCTGCCATTACATCATAAGGACCTCTTGCTCTAAGTGCCGATTGATAAATTTGTTCATTCAAAGCTATTGCTTGCTCTTGTCCACCAGCAACTAAGTTTAATCTCGCCATAATACCTGAATATGCGTCAGAAGCTTTGATTAATTTGCTAGGGATTGAAGCTATTTCTTCTATCGCATTAAATATCATATCACCAAAAATACTTCCAATTATAAAAGAACCTGTTAAGCTATCTTTTAAACTTTCAATACTTTCTTTTAATGAAGAAACATTTCTTTCAGCTTGTATAGTATCTATATTAACTTTTAAATATTTACCATCAGCACCATGCCAACGTCCCAACTTATCTTGATATGCTCCTAATGCTTCTAATTGTCCTATAGTATAAGGAATAGTTTTATTTATTCCTGCTATATTATTTTTTATACCATTAGCCATATTTTCCATACTTTGTTCAGCTTTTAAAGTGCTATTCGCCATTTGTTCTTCTGCTAGATAAAGATTATTTACTGCTTGTGTAGCTTTATTAATAGGATTAGATATACCATCTCTCATTTTTATAAATTGTTCTAGAGTAGAAGTAGACAAAATATCATCTCCTTTTATTTTTAGCTTTCTTAGCTTCTTCTTCATCTCGTTTCATTTTGATAGAAATTGCAGCAAAAATAAAGGCCTGTTCTTCCTCAGACAGGCTCAATATTTCGCTGGGCAATTTATGCAGTTTGTGCAGGCAATAATACATTATGTTAGCATATACATCATTGCCGTTTATTAGTTTTTTGCTCGTTTAATTTTTTCTGCCATACCAGAATTAAATCCATTTGCTTCATTTACAGCAAGTATTAAATCGTTATACTCTCCAGGAATGAGCATTTTTTTAGCTAAATCTATCGCTCCTACAGCACCGTAACTATCTTGTAATTGAGCATTGTTTAAATTTGGATAAATAACGCTATTTTCTATCATTAAGTCAGCTAATTTACTTGAATCTGTTTCAATATATGATTGCTGAGTTTTAGGATTAGTTACACGTTTTTTACATTGTGCTTTTAATTTAGATAACTCTGTTTCGGTTAATATTCTAAGTTTCCACGGTATAGGATTATTTTTTTCATCAATAAAGCGTTCAGACGCTACATAATCAACTTCCTTGTATTGAATAGCACTTTCAGCCATAAAAGCTTTTAAATTATCACTCATTTATATCTCTCCTTATTTCATGCCCTCAAGGTCTTTGAATTTTTCAGGCATTTCAAATCCTTCAAAGGTAAAATCTACATCTTGTTCAAGCCAATCACCATCAGCATCAAAGCCAGCTATTGTTGCACCATCTAAGTTACAATCTTTTAAAATAGTTGTCTGTGTACCCACTGAACTTGTTGGGTCATAATTAGTAATAATAATATCAAAATAAAAATCTTGTCCTGTATCTTGATATTGTTTAACAAGTTCATTAAAACGAGAAGTATTATTATAAATAGTCATAGAACCTGTATAATTAACATTTGTCGTTCTATGTCCCACTGCTGTTCGTCCAAGAATAGGTACTTCTACCTTATTTTTTTCAGCTTTTGCTTCTAAATTTTTAGCTTGCATAAGCAGAAATCTTTCTCCATTAAGATTATTTATAACACAAGACGCTAACTTTGCAGATACAACGTCTTTAGCGTGCATTGTTCTATTTGTATCCATTAATTCTCACCAACTTTCTAAGCTACAATAATATTCATATAAAGTTTTTCCATACACATTACAGGCTGTATAGCATATTCACTTAAAACGGTTTCTTTAGATTGTCCCATTGCAGGAATTGGCACGTCTTCTGCCTTAAAATTGGTAATTGCTCTTATTCGTTGCATTTCCTTTTCATAAGCCACAATATCACCCCAAAGAGCCATACGACCTTCATTATCATTTGGTTCTTTTCCTAAGTAGGTTTTATTAAATAATCTAGCTATATCAATAGCGTGTTGGTCTAGCACACGAATAACTTGATTACTAGAAAAATCCTCATTTTTTTCTTTAGTAAAAGATGTAAATGTATTAATATCTCTAAGAATATTTATATCCCCAACTATATCACCATCAACATTGTCTGCTACACGATGAAAGATAAGCATACCATTTGTAATAGCTTTTTCTAATTCTGTTTGTTTATAATTTGTATTTATAGCATATTCACCGTCATATGTTTTATTTGTACAACTTGCATTTACAGCACAAGAAGCTTCTGCACCTGTTACCCAGTAAACTAAATTTGCAGGACTTTCACCTTTATCTATAACAGAATTTTGAATACTAATAACGCCTTCATAATCAGCATTTTCATATCCATAAACTACACATTGAAATTTTGCTCCAACTTCATCACGTAAACGCTTAGTAAACTGTATCATTAAATCTTGAATAGTTTCATCTGTAGAAACACAACCTAAGATATTAAAATAATATGGTTCAATTTTTTCCAAGAAATCTTGGTATTGCAAACCAGATATTTCGCCACCATTACTACCACCTTCAAGTGGTGTACCAGATGTAATAGATTCAGATAATAAGCCTGTACGCTTAAATACTACATAATCATTATCTGTAATTTCTGCCCATGTAGAAATTGTTTGTTTATCCATCATAGTAAATGTAGTGTCTTTTTCTGCTGTAGCTGCACTGCCAACTTGTGCCATTCCTATTATAGAGTTATTAATATCTTTATATTCGTTCAAATAGGTAATTACATCATATTTTGTTTCATCATCAATATTAGGCTGAATTGCAATAGTAAAGTTATTACCTCGAACACCACCATATTTAGCAGTTGCTAAACTATTACTAGCTTTAACTGCTCCATTATTAATTCTATAAAAATAACCTGTTTTTAGATTTTTAAATAAATCTCTCAAAGGTTTCATTTTTTCATGACTGTAATCATAACCAAAATAAAGCATAGAATTTTTCTGAAAATCAGCATTTTCTACTGTAAATACTTCACCTTCAATACCCCAATCTAAATCTAAAGGCATTGCAGCATATCCACGGTCTGCCATATTTACACTAGCACGTACTTTACTAACAAAATTAATATAAGTACCTGGTAATTTTTTATTTTGTGTAAGCCAAGTACCGCCACCTAAAGCCATAATTTATTCCTCCTAATTTTTTTGTTCCTTTATTGGAGCAGATAAGAATTTATCTAATTCTTGTTGTATTTCTTCATGTGTATAATTTTTATTATTAGATAAAATAACCGTCAGTACATCTTTATACTGACGGTATTTTTTAGATTGTAAAATCTGCGTTTTAGTATACATTTATTTCACCTTTTGTTTTTGAATTAAATTTTGCATTAATGGACCTCGTTGGATTGGTCTTATTACAAAGAAATCATAATTTATTTGTAAATGTAAAATATTATCTACTATATTAGCTTCCATATTTGTACCACGAATTAAATCATTTTCCATATAAATATACTCTAATATAGGATAAAGTTTATCTAAAATAGCATTTATTTCTTGTTGTGGTTCTAACTCACTTTTAGGAAAGTACCTTATCATAAATATATTTTTTCTAAGATAACGATTGCCATATATAAGATTAAAACTACTATCTAATAATCTTACATAAAAAGAAGGTTCTTCAAATCCTTGTGGAATATCATTTATATAATAAGTGTAGTTATTACCAAATTCATTATTTAAAGCCTTTATTATACCTTTTACAATATCTTGCCCATTTACATCAACCATGTAAGTGTCTCCTTAAAAAATCGTAAAATCTTTGCTGTACATAAGCATATCCTTCTTGTTCAACTAATTCAGCAGATAACTTCATCATGTGATGACCTTCTACAAAATTTGCTTTTAATCTTTTACCAAGAATAGGCACATATCTACCCACTTTTTGTCTATGTCCATTTTCAACATAAGCTGCATATTCCATAGGATTAAATATAGAAGCTATATAATAATCTCTATGTTTAATAGCTTTTACTATATACCAAGACTTACGAAGTGAGCCACCTTGAGAGATTTTTTTTAATTTAGGTTTTCCTTTATTTTTACCTCGTTTAATTTTACCTACTACTTCAAATGTTCCTTTTCCTACAGGTGTACGTTTTTTTACTTCAGCTAAAAACATAGCTGCTAAATCATTAGCCATTTGTTGCATAAATAAATCTTTATGTTCATTTAATGCTTCTAAATTAGCTTCAAATTGTTTTAACTTTTTAAAATTCTTTTTCATCATGCAAAATCATTATATAACTCAAGATTTATTTCTTGGTGTGTTTTATAAATAGCAGGTTTACCACTACAAACATAATCTGTAGTTAACCCTTGTCTACATATGGATACATAAGAACCAGCTTTTATCAGTATATCGGAAGGTAAAAATAATTTAATACTTTGTGTAAGTTTAGCTTGCTCATCATCTGTTGTACTAGGAAAATTAGAAAAAGACATTCTACAAGAAACATTTTTAAGATAAATTTTTTTTATTTGTCTAGTAATACCTGTATTAACGTCTGTTATTTTTTCATAGGTATAAATATTACAAGTATCTTCATATAGTTTTTCTAAAGCCATTTTAGCCTTTAGTCTAGATTTATCTATATTCATTTTGATAATCTCCTATATTTCCTTAATTGAACTATATAATTTTTTAATATAGAGTTAGCAAATACAACATTGTTAGAACTATTACCAAAATTAACAGTTGTATCTCCCTCTTTTATACTTGTTATATTACCACTAGAACCTTCCTCACTCCCAATATTCTCATTTCTGTAAATATCCATAGCCATTCTATAGGCAGTATTTACTAAGCCTTCAGGTAATTCATCAATATTACAGTAATTTAATATTGTTTCTTCAACATCATCAAGAATAAATTGAAGGATTGTATCCTTTTCATCGGATACAATCCCCAACAAATTTTTAAAGTTAATTACCTCTAGCATAATATCAGCCTACTTTATGCTTAAATGCCACCATGCGAATTTGTTTAGGCTCATAGACACGTTGCCAGTTTTCAGTATTTTCAAGTTCTGTAAATGTAGGAGTTTCTACATTAGCTCGTGCTGTATTAGTCCATTTAATACCTCTAGGGTGCATGATAAAGCATTGACGATTAATAAGATAATCAATACCAGAACCCATTAATTTTTCTCGGTCAGTTTCGGTAGCAACAAAACCTTCTGGACTACCATTACCCAATGCAATAGCTCCTTGTCCAAAAAGATACGTTGTATATACGCCTTCATCTACTGGGCAACCATCATCAACAATTACTCTACGGTCTTGATATGTTTCAAATTCTACAGAATTACTGTCTCTTTCTGTAGAAATGAGATTTTGCTGTTTTAAATAAGATTTTGTTTTAGAATGCATAATTACACCTGTAAGTTGGTCTTGTGCATCTCCTAAAAGCTGCAATGCTTCAATAAAAGCAGAAGCAGAAATATTAGCAGCTTTTCCACTCAATGTAGACGTATCATACACATGGTCTTCTTTCATTTTTTCAGAATCAAAGACACCTTTTAAAATACGAAGTAATACTTTTTGTCGTTGACGTTCCCAATATCTAGCAACAAGTGTTGCAATAGCTTCCATAGGGTCTTTTCCAGATAGTTGTGCAGATAAATCTGTAGCAGCCCAAGCTTTAGCAAGACGAATAGTAGTAGATACATCTTGATTAGATGTAATTTTAGCTGGAGTTAATTTATTACCTTCAATTACAATTTCAGCATCTCCTGTCAAATCTTCAAAGAAAGGCATATGGTGAATTGGTGCTGGTTCACTTGCTAAGCGGTCAAATTCTGCATTATTACTAACAATTCCGCTTTGGTAAAGTGCAGATAATTCCATAGAACGATTTATCACATATGGGTTAAATAGCTCTGGTACAATAATATCTTGTAAAGTTGTTGCCATTAGTTAATACCTCCAATATTTACCCCAACAGCTTGAGCCAATGCTCTAGCTTGCTCAGGATTTTCTCTAAATAATTTACCTTGTTCAGTAAGATTAAAGTGTTCTTTACTAAATGGATTATTTATAGGATTACCACCATCTTTAGGTTCATAACGCTGTTTATCACTTTTAAATAAGAAAGGCTTAGATTGTTTCAGAGGATTAATCTGTTCATCTAAGCCTGTAACGGAGCCATCATCTCCAACAATTAATTTAGTTTTATCAATTAAACTTGCTACAATATCAACATCTTGTGCTGTATTAGTTAATTTTAATTTTACTGCACTATCAATACGTAAATTTTTTAAATCTTGCTCGTATTTAATTTTAGAAGATTTGTTTTCTTCTTGTAGCTGCTTAATAGTGCTTTCTAATTTTTCTTTATCTCCAGCCGTTTTCTTCAACGTTTCAAGCTGTTTATCACGCTCTTTAATCTGCGTTTCAAGATTAGATTTAGCTGTAGTAGCTTCATCAAATTTTGCTTTTTCTACATAGTTATCTTTTAAAAAATTCTTTAAACCTTCTGTTGCTTTCTTTTTTGCTTCATCTGAAAGATTTAAAGAAGCAATGTATTCTTCAATAGTCATAATTTATCTCCTTATCAACCTGCTGTATAAGTGCCAGTTATAGATGCTGTACTTTCATCATTAAGATGCGCTGTACCAGAAATAGTTGTACCTGTAATAGTTAATTCAATAGATGTTATTTTGGCACCAGTATCTCCTTTTTCGCCTTTTGCTCCTTGCGGACCTTGTTCGCCAGTATCTCCTTTAGCACCAGTTGCCCCTTGCGCTCCAGTATCACCTTTCTCTCCTTTTAAAGATGCTAAAAATTCTTCTTCTGACTTTTCTTCGTTTCCAGATTTAGATTTCCAAAGTTCATAAGCAGATTGACCATTTTCTCCTTGTGGTCCTGGAGTCATTGCTCTATTATTAGCATCTTCAATTCCTTTTTCCATATTGTTCATCAAGGATTTTGTAATAAGTTCTCCGTCCTGCCAATCATGTTTTGTATACATAGTTTTATTCTTCCTTTCCTGTTATACATTGTCCTATTTTTCCAGTTCCAATAACCGCAAGTCTCGTTTCGGCTGTGTAAATGCGGTTATTTTTTACACAGTCTTGTATAATCCTAATAATCTCATACTCATTTAAATCAGCTACCGCACTAAACGGGAAATCTTGTTTAAATAAATTAAGATATTCCATAATCCATTTATACATCTTCCTCACCACCTTTCTAAGTCCAAAAACCACCATTATATAAAATTACATTCCAAATAATAACCCAGAATACTTTCCAAAAAAAACTTAGTTTTACAGTTTTTCCATGACAATATATACTACCAACAATCTGCGTTGTAAATAAAATTATTGCCAATATGTGCCAAATATCCATTTACTCATCTCCTTAAAATTAGGTATAAAAAAACCACCTACAACTTTTTAAGTGGTTTATAAACTATATTTTATTAAACTAATAAGATGTTCTTTGGCAGGCGTGTGGATACCACGAAATTGTCCACCTCAAAGAACCTCTATCATAACTATATTATTTTAAAGTAGTATCATCATCTGCTTGTATAAAATAGGGGCAAGCTTCCTGTCCTAATTTATATTTATCTGGAATACTATCCAGAATTTTATTTTTAAATGTTGCTGGATAAAATTTACAAGCAAGTGAATCAATATTATTTAAACAAAGTGTACATTGATGTATACATGGAACTTCTATTTCTTTATTACCAAATATATTTTTTAAAATAATAGTTGTTTCTTTAGCCATTAAAGTCACCTTCAAATAAAATAACTTTTGTTCTATTTAAAATAATAGTAAGTGGTTCATGAATCAATCTAAACTAAAATCTTTTACTTCAACACGTTTATCAACATTAGCATTATTTTCTTTCCATCGAGCAATTAAATTTTTATATTTTTCTTTTTCTTCTTCAGATGTATGTTCATCAATGTATGTTCGTTCCAACTGTTCAAAATAAGGACACGCAGATTCACCCGAAGTATATTTTTCAGGTATATAATTTGGTTTAACATAAAATTTACATTCATTTGACCAAAAATTATATTTACACATACCACACATACCATCACAACCAAATTCAATTACTTCATTTTTAGATATTTGTGGAACAATTATAGGAACAACATCAATCTTCATTAATATCACCTTCAAATATTATTAATTTAGTTCTATTCAAAATAACCGTATATGAATTACTTTCTCCATGACCTGCTACATTAATTACATCATATCCTAACAAAGCAACCATAGAACCTATATCATATTTATTTTTAAAAATCTTATTTGCATAAGCTTCATATTTTTTATTATATTCCTCTCTAGTATAATTAGTTGATAAGCCAAACCATGAAGGATATTTTTTTACATATTGTTTAGCTATTTCAATTATTAAATCAGATTTAGATACATAATCTTTATCAGGAATAGTAAATATTTTAGCTGTTTTATCTAACGTAATAATTTCAATTTTTTTAAAGTTATTACCATTGCTTTTACCTAACTGAATATAATGTTCCATTTCTTTATCTAATCCACTAAAATAATTACCTTTAGTATAATCAGTAGCACAATACATACCTTTACCGTATTGTGCTTTTCCTACCCTACAATCAATATACCATTTACCATATCTTAAATCATATATATATTCATCAAGCTGTTTTAGTGTTTTTGCAGTATAAGCTCGTTTACCAATAAAATGGTCATCATTAACTAATTTTAAAAATTCATCTTTACTATACACTATACGAGGCAATCCATCAAATCCTTGATAATTAACAACATCATCAATTTGATTTTCAAATAAATTTTTACGTCTTTTCCATTTATCTGCAACAGCCTCTCCATCAACTATTTTATGAATCACATTACTATCTTTATTTTCTTTTTGCCAGTCTTTATATATTTTAGTTTTATCGACAAAAACTTTTTTCCAGTTATTATATTTCATATTGCCGTCAATATAATATGTTTTGCCTTCATCGTTTTTAGCAGCTCTTTTACTCCCTTTTAATTTTGGAGTGTGAGGAATAATACAGCTTCTGCACCAACAATGAAAAGGAGGAGCTGTTATACCTGTTTTAAAATCAGACATATTGAACATTTTCCCGTCTAAATGTCGGCATATATCTGAGGTTCTACGGTCTAGTGTAGCTAATATTTCATATTGCTTAACGCCTAAATTATTCAGACTGTCAAACTCACCTATGGTAGCAAAATATGCTGTTTCGGTTGCAATCAATCGTCCTGCCTGACTTAAAGACACATTCATTTTTTTAGCAAATTCCTTAACAACTTTATCTTGCGGTGTCCCTCTTATTAAAGATTGTACTAATGTGTTTTGTAGCGTATTAATTAATTTATTTTTATCTTTCCATATACGGTCAGAAAAATTTAATTCATCAACTGCCCATGGTTTAGCAAGAATTTTTTCAAGAGTTTTTGTATCAATTTTAACTATTTCAAAACCCATATTAAAACCTGCTTGTAATTCATAAGCTGTTTTATAATAGGTATTTTGATATGTGTCTTGCATAGCTTCATACATTCCATCTAAATAATTGCCATATAGATATTCTAAATGTTCTTGTATTTGTAATTTAATTGCTTCAAGTCTTGATATATGAAATTTAGCTGAAGCATTTTCTAACTGTTTAGTCCAATCATTAGTAATGCCATTTTCTTTAGCTCGTTTTATATATTGTTTTAAGGTCCATTTAAACTCTTCAAGTTCATTATTTTTTAAAAGTAATTTAGCTGCTCTTAAGCTTACATCATTATTAACTTTTAAACGCATATACCATTTAGCAATATCTTTTTCAAGATTATCTATCGCTTCCATATACATATCTTTTACACGTTCTAAAAATTCATCTTCTTGACTTAATTGTGCTTCATATAATTGCTCAAATCTTGCCTTCCAATACTCATTATCAGGTATTACCATTACCTTCACCACCGTCAAAAGCTTTACTATAAATATCTTCTAAATCTTGCTTTTTCTTTTGTTCATCTTCTAGCTGCTTTTCTTCATCTTCTGCATTTTCGACAAACGGGTGATTTTTTAGAATTGTTTTATTGGATATTACACCAACGGATTTACTGCACATATCGACAAGTTCGGTATCATTTCGAATTGATGTTCTAGTCCATGTTTGAATAATCTGTTTAGGTTCAAATCCTTTATATTTACAAATAGCACGAATAAGTTCACCAAATCCTAGTTTAAATTCTATTTCTAATAAACCAGCTTTTAATTCTAATAAGGAATATAAAAACTTCATAGCTTCACCACTGGTGTTATCAAATGATTGCTGTTGTGGGTCCACTCCTTGTCCCATACTAAAAATAGCTTTTCTTGTAGTTTCTAATAACTCTTTCCTTGCTTCAACTGGTATTTCAATCGTTAATGTAGATACTCCACTTTTGTCAGAAGCATCATCACTTTCTGTTTTAATAGCTTTATAATATTTTAGGTCATTTAGAAATTCGTTTAAATCTTGTCCTCCATAATTATTAAGTATAAAAATAACTTCTTGGATATCTTCTAAATCATCTACAAATCCACTATATGTTTTATCATAAACATCAATAAGTGATTTTATCTTATTAAAATCATTAGTTAATGTATTATTATTGGGAAATTCAATAAAAGGTATTTGTTCAAAATTATGATTATAAATATTTGTTGGCTGTCCGTTTATACCCGAAGTAGTAAAAATATTATATGGTTCAAATACCTCTCCACGTTGTCTATAAGTAGCACATTTCGTATTATTCCATAGCTCACAAATATCCCATTCTTTCCCTTCATCATCAATAGATTTATATGTTCTAAGTACAGCCTGTAGCTCTTTTTCCAATCTCGTACTATATACTGGATAAATTTGCATAGAAGGAATAACTGCCCAACGAAAACCTTTTACATTATCAATCCAATAATGTAGCCAACCAACACCACTATTACTTGCTTCTACACATAAATCTTTAGCTTTTTTAGCATAAGCATCTCCTAGAACATTTGCTATATACTCATTCATAATATCATCTTTAACATCAAATAGCGGTGGAGCTGTAAAAAGATAACTTGCTTTTTGATTTACCAATAACTGATGAAAATTAAAAGCTATTTTATTATCTGCACATCGTAAAGGATTAGGTTTTCCTCCCTGCAATTTTTCCTTTGGTTTTCTATGCAATATATCGTTATCTCCTAGATAATATCTTTGTGCTATTAGTGCATTTCTTACAAATACCGAGTGATAAGATAAATATTTATTTATTAAATTTCTAGCTTGCTCTAAATTCAAATTAAATTACCTCACTTAAATATACTCATGCCACCTTTAGATAAATCTTCTGCTATGCCTGTAGTAGAATCTGGTGCGTCATCGTGTTTATTTTTACCTTCACGTTGATATTTAGTCATTGCCTCATAATAGTCTGACCATCTATTTTGCCAACCAACAGGAAAATAGATATGTTCCATAACCCAAGTAGCATTAGATAAAATACGAGCTTGTTTGTTTTTGGATTGGTGAAACCATTTTATTACACATTTATTAGTTCCTAATTTTTCTAATAAAATACGTCGTACACTTCTCGCAAATCCACGTCCACCATTGTTACTTTCAAATTTAGCTTTATTTACTCCATTTATATATAAAGCATGAGCTACAGTATTTTCTGTAACTTCCATTGATGCTTTAGTATATATAACATCTAATACATATGCTTCATTTTGAAAAGTAACTCCATAGATAATGCAACATAAATAATCGTCGCCTTCATCTGCTGTATCTATATAAGCCCTAACTTGTTTAAATGTAGGTAAATCACCAGTATAAGTTTTAAAATTACTATATAATCTGCCTTTTAAATCTATTGGTTCTTGCTGATAATTTGCAGACCAAATATCCAACCCCATAGCTTTTTTCTTATCTTCACAAGATTTAGCAGATAATATCTCATCACATAGCATAGAATTATCATCATAAACTGCTTTAAATTTTATATGTTCTACTTCATCACAAGAATAATGTTCTAAGGCTCTACCAGCTAAATCATCACTAGCCCAACGAGTCATAATAATTATAATTTTTCCGCCTTCTTCAAGACGAGAAAGCATGGTATTTGTAAACCATTCCCAGTGCTTTTCTTTAACAGTTTCATTATTGGCTTCTTCTGCATTTTTGATAAGGTCATCAATTATCAAAAGGTCGCAACCAAAGCCTGTAGCTGTCCCTGTAGGACTTGTAGCAAGATAATTATTATAACCACCTTCTAAGCTCCATAAATTCATAGCACCATCGCCACGTTTTATATGTGTAAAAGGAAATACATCATGAAATACTGGTTTATATATATCTGCTTTAGCTTCTTGTATATCATTTCTCACATTTTTAGAGAACATAGTTGATAAAGTTTCATTATAACTTCCAGTCATTATTTTTTTTGTACGGTCTTTTCCTAATATCCATTCAACAAATAATCCTGCTGTACGACTTTTACCATGTCTGGGAGGAACATTTAAGATTAATACTTTCTTATCTGATGTAATAAAATTTTGAAGCGTATTACAAATATCAACTAAAAAAGCTCTATCTAATTTATAAAATTCTGGAGCTTTTAATTGGGCATAAAAAAAGAACTCACGTCTTGCAAGTTCTATCTTTGCACCTAGTCTAGCTAAGTTTCTATTCATTTTATTAACCTCAATAATTCATCTCTAGTAAGATTTTCAAATGGATTTTCAGTTATAGTATTTATATTTTGTGTTATTTCTTGTACTTGGTTTTCTGTAGCTTCACCTCTACTTAAACGCTCTATTTTAACCGCAGTATCAAATAGACGAATAATTTCACCTGCGTTTAATTTAGATACATCTATTTTCTTTAGTGCTTCTACTGCCTTTGCTTGCATAGACATTGCAATAGCGATATGACGTTTAGCCATCTTCTTACGTTCTCTTACAGCGGTTTTATATTCTATCTCCTGGAGTGATTTATCCCATGCTATACAACGTTCTTGCCAATTATATTTTTGTTTCCATTTGTCAACTAATTGCCTACTTTTTGCCAACCTTTTAGCAAGCTGACAAATATTCCTATCTTCCATTTCTAAATAGGCTTTAAATGCAGAAAAAGCCTTTTCGCTTTCATTTTCTTGTCTTTCCCATGGTCTTAGATTTTCATTATTCATCACTCTCCCTCCAAATAAAAAAGGTAGGTTTCTAAACCCACCTATCTAATAAAACCTGCAAATGTTATTTTTTTTGGTTTCATATTGTATTTCTTAGCAATTTCCATGCTCTTATTATTAAATAATTTTATATATGGTTCAATATCTGTTTTTGCTTCTGCTCTTGTAATCAAACCTTTTTTGTATGCACATTTAGCTTCAAATGCTCTTTGTTTTATTATTTCTAACATATCATCATCTCCTTGTGCTTGATATGTTAAGGTAAGTAATATTAAATGTCCAGCTCTTCATCTGCTATTTCTAGAATATCTATATCCCCATATAAATCTCTTATTTTCTTCTGGTCGCCTTTATAAAAAACTAATACATTTTGATGTGTTTTACCAACTTTTCTACTTATTGAAAAACCTCTACCCATTCTAATTGGTAAAGAACCTAATGTTGTTAATAAAATTATTTCATTATATAATTCCATTCCTGCATTATGAAATGCAGCTATCGTTTCTGATACAAAATTTCTATACATGCCAGTTTTTTTGTTTCTAATATCTCCAACAACAAAACAAGCAAAACGATTATCTTTGAGCATACTCACACTATCAAATATTATTTTTCTATACATAGATAAAAAATCTTCATAAGTTTGATTACTTAAATCTTCTTTATCATCGCTATATATTTCTAAGTCATAATAAGGCGGGCAACTAAATATAAAATCATATTCGCCTTTTGCAAGCTTAGCTATATTTAAACTATTTCCACATATCCATTTAGGTTTTATATCATCTTTGGATAATAATTCATCACCTTGATTTATATTAGCTTCTATCTGTTCTTTTCGTAAATCAACTCCTGTATATTGCCTGTTCAATTTTGAAGCAATAATACCTCTTACACTACCACCTGCAAATGGGTCTAAAATCTTTGCTTTATCAAAACTAAACCAATAATACATTAACTCACATAAGACAGGGTCAAATACACTCAACATTCCACCAGTATTAGTAACTTTCAATAAACTATCTTCTTTCATGTATCTATGCAAATAATTATCTGTAAACTCTGCAACTGATAATTTATGACCTAATTCTTTCTCACAGTCCTCTTTATATTGATAAAATCTAGGTACTGAACCTGCTGCACTACCTGTCGTTTTAATATTTTCTCTTGATAAATCAGATTTAATGCCATACTTAAACCATGCTCTTTTTCTTTCTTGCCATTGTGCACATCTTGTATTTAATACAGATGTTGGTGTAAATAAAAATTTTTCACTAAGTGAAACTTTTTCTAATTCTGAATCACATACTATATCTTCATCTAAGTGTTCAACAATATCATTTATTTCTGACATATCAAAATCAAAAATATTCATATCAATACTATTAATATTAGCTAATTCTTCTTCTAATTTCTCATAATCCCAATCAGCTAATTCAGACACTTTATTATCTACCAAACGAAAAGCTCTTATTTGTTCTTCCGTTAAATCATCAGCTACAATACAAGGTACTTTATCCATACCCAATTGTTTAGCAGCTTTTAATCTTGTATGACCAGCAACAATTATATTACTACTATCTATTATTATTGGAACTTTAAATCCAAATTGTTTTATACTGTTTGCTACTGCTTCAACAGCCTCATCATTAAATCTAGGATTATTCTTATAAGGATTTAATTCAGATATATTCTTATAAACTATCTGTAATTCTTTCATTTTTACCCTCCAAAAGAAAAAGCACAAGCTATAATGCCTGTGCTTTATTTATTGGTTTTATCTAATATGCAATTTTTGATGTTATTAGTATAACACAAAAAACATAAAAAAAGAGCAATAAAAAGTCGCTTATTTAAGTACAAAAATATGCACTAAAATGATTACTAAAAATCTACAAAAAGTATACTAAATATGCACTAAAATAATCACTATTAAATTATGTATTTATCCACAATAATTGTGGATAAGTTAATCTATATGAATAAATCTAACTGTTCCTGTACAGCAGTTAAACCAAATAACATTCTTGATAATCTTCTAATAGCTTTATTTCTGCATTTTTTAGCCCACTGTTCTGATATATAGTTTCGTTGAGCTATTTCACGCCATTTTTTATTGTCTAAATAAAAAGATATAATAATTCTTTTTTCTTCGGCATTTAATCCTTCTATCGAACGGTCCACTTTTTTTATTATTCTATTTATAATTTCTAAACGACTTTGTAATTCTATAATCCTAGCCTTATACTGTGCTTTTTTTGCTGTATATGCCTCAACTGCGGTTAGTCCAAATTCACTATTACTACCAGCAGTAATATCATCACCGTATTTAGCTATAGGAGCGACTGCTTCTAATTGTATAGTCTGTTGTAATGCTTCAATATCTTCCTCTAAATTTTTAACTGATATTTTAAATTGGTTATAATTCTTTAAATAATAAACTGTTTTCCCAATATAATCAACGTTCTTGTTCATAGTTACCTCCATTGCAAATACGACAGCAAAAGGAGCGAATATTTCGCTCCTTAAATAGATTTTTTATCTTGCTAATATAAGTGAAACTACTATTATGATAAATAATATTATTGTTGTTCCAAAAATTTTACGATTTCGTTTTTCATTATTCTGTTTTATAATTTCATATTCAGTTGGTGGTCTTTTAAACATTATATAAGCTTCCTTTATTTATATATTTTATTACTTTCTAAATCTTTAACTACTATACGTTCTTTAACTTCAAAACCAAATTCTTTAAATACTGCTTTTGTAGCTTTTAAAGCTATTTTTAATCGTACTAATCTTTTTTGTTCGTTTTCTTTTTCAATTTTATTGATAGCATTATATGGAACTGTATCCATATAATGCTCATGATTGCGTTTTTCCATTTTTACCTCCATTATTAAAAAATTTATCACTTTGTTTATCTAAAAATTTTAAAATTCTAAAAGGAATACCTGTAATAATAAGTAATACAAAAATCCCTAATACTACTAAAACTAAGCCTCCAATTAATCCAGATACCACAGCTACACAATATGCAAATAATTCAAATGGTGTCATTTTGTACTCTCCTTTAAATTTTTAATAACTTTATTTGAGAAATCTTTTATAAATCTATGCTTTAATGTGCAATTATCTTTATTGCATGGTTTTTTATTAATCCAACACATAAAACCTATATCAGCTTCATAATATCGTTGGTTACACTGCATATTACTCACCTTCTATTCTTTCTGAAAACCTTATCAAAAGTGCAGCAGCCTGATATATTTCAGCTTGTATATTTTCTTTGCCGCCTAGTTTGGTTTTTGTTTTGTTAGGTAAATATGTTTCATTAACGGCTTGAGCTATTTCTCCGACCTCTTCTTGTATTAGTCCTAACCATTGATGAGGTGTTAGCTCGCTTTCATCACCCCACTGCTTTAGTTGCTTTTCTATCACAAGAAATATGTTATATAGGCACATACATCTATCATAGTTAATACCATCTGTTATCGGTTCTGGTCCTCGTCCTAGTAAATCATCTGTAGATATGTTTAATAAGTCGGCTATTTTGCAAAGCATTTCATATTTTGGCTCACGACCTTTATTTTCATAAGCAACATAGCTAGTATACGGAATATTTAAAACATCAGCAAAATCTTTAGCAGTTTTATATCCTGCTTTTTCTCTATAATATTTTAGATTTTCTTGAAAGCTCATACCTATTCTCTCTTTTCAATTTCTTCAACCAATTCTGGATTGTCGTACTTATTGCCTCCTACATAAAACTCGGTAATACTATCTTCAAATGGTTCATTCAAAGTAGTGCTATTTAATACAAAACCCCGACGTTCATTATCAAAATCAACCAAGGCTAAATATTCGTCATCCACGTTCAAAATATCACCCTCATACACATCATGTCCATAAGGGTCTGTAGTTACATACTGACCTAACGTATATAAGTGTATTTTCTTAGAACGATATTGACCTTTACAATATCTTATCCATGCTTTCATACCTCAATAAAATTAATATTTGGATACATATCCAGGAGCATTTTCTTTTTTATTTTGTATGCTTCTGTTTTTACACCTTTAACATCAATTATTTCTCTATGTCCATCAGCATACTCAACTTCAAAATCAGCTACATAACGTATACCCTTTGTACGCTCCCCATTCTCTAATGTAAATCCTCTTAAAATCAAAAATTCTGGCTGTAACTTTATCCAATTTATTTCTCCATTAATACGTTTAGCTTTTAATTTTAAATAGTATTCCGCTTCTTTCTTACTATCAAATTTTAAATTTCCTATTATTGTTTTTTTGGCATTATATTTTGGTCTATTTTGCATTACTTTTAACTCCATAAATATTTAATATTTCTGTTATATGTTTTGTTGCTTTTTCCTTAGTTTTAAAACAATTACCTGTTATAAAAAAAGCATAATCCGTTGTTGTTTCGTCCCATTTATCTTCTATAACATCACCTGAAATACCAACATAATAATATGTTTCCTGTTCTTTTGGTTTCCAACAAATTTTTTTCTTTACAGTATTTTCAACTTCTTTTTTTATTCTATTAAATTCCTTTTCTATTTCCTTATACTTTTTTCTGCTTTCCAACAATACTTTACGTTCACCTTTATCTAAAGTATAAGTAGTAGCATATATCTTATACTCATCTTTTAAAAAGAATGGATTAGGCTCTAATATTTCTAAAAAAACAATATCCTCTTTTTTTATTATCCCAGCATTTCCACTTATAAATTCACTCATTATTATTCCTCATCTTTTTAAAACTAATTACTACACAAAAACCATTTTCTTTATCTTTAGCAATCATTGTATTTTTACTAAGAAAATCAACTACATCTGGATTATTTTTTCCATATTGCAATAATAACTTCATTGCAATGTCTATATATTCAAGCTTATCTTTTATTGACTCTAAATCTTCCATAGAAATTTGCTCCTAATTTGTTGATATCATGAAATAATCAAATCCACCTGTAATTTTCCCACCATGTGATTTAACTATTTTAGGTTCGTTTATATCTTCTTTATTCTCACCTATAGATTTAAGATAATCAGCATATTTATATAGTCCTTCTAAGTTGTTAGTATCATAAAAACTTGCTACTAAACCATATTTATTTTTTAATCCTGTTTCTGCCATTAAACGATTAATGTCATTTCTACGTTTTTCCCTCTTAGCTTTATTTTCCACTTCTATTCTTTTCTGCTCTGCTTCTATTTTTCTTTTAGGTTCAGGGTTCCAATACTCTTTATGCTCTTGATAAAATGCTTTGCTATAACATTCTTTACAGCAAAATCTTTTGTTTTTATAATTACTTTCAAACTCTTTTCTACATTCAGGATTTGCACATATCTTTTTCATAATCACACCGCCTGTGCTAATCTTATACGATAATTTTCTGCACCTTTCATTCCAACAGGTTTTGTCATTTCTGCAATTCTACTCATTATTCGTTCTCCGAATAATTCAAATAGTTCTTGCATATTATAATTAGTAGTTATTATCGTTGTAAGATTATTTTCATATCTAGTATTTATTAGCAAAAATAAATTTTCACGTTCCCAACTACCCACCATTTTTAATTTTCCGCTATTATCTCTATCTTTTTCTGCTCCAAAATCATCAAGAATTAATACGTCAACTTGTTTAGCTTTATTTACTAATTCTGTTGCTATTAAAGCTTTTTCCTTATCATTAAAACCTTGTTTTATACAGTCAAATAAATTTGCTGTAACAACCATCATACTTGGTATATTTTGCTTTAATAAATTATTTAATATAGCTGCTGCAAGATGTGTTTTACCACACCCATATCGACCGTGTAACCTCAATCCCCTACATTTAGGAGTATAGTTCGTACAAAAATTTAAACAATCATTATAAGCTTTCTCTGTTGCTGGTAATACTCTAAAATTATTAAAGGTCTTACTTTCAAAAAGTTTACCTACATTGCTTTGCTCCATAAGCCTATTTATTTTTTCTTGCTGTTTATAATTTTTCCAGCGTTCACAATTACTGTAGCTTATAAAATATTTACCAGCTTGTTCATCTACTTTTACATAAAAACAATTCTTGCAATCAATACCATGCTTATTACAAATCTTACATTTTTCTTGTCTATACATAGCGTCAACTAATGCCATTTCATTTTTAGAAAACTCACTTGATATATATTTTATTCCTAGTTCTTTACATACTATTTTCCCATCAATCAAGCTCTGCCCAGTTGATATCTGTTCCTGTCTTTCTTTGAGCCTGCGTTGTAGTTCTTGATAGATTGCTAAATTGTGATTGTCCATTAGATTCACCTCCTGCTATTTTCAAATTTGCCCAGCCTCTTAATATTCCACCTGTATATTTAACAAAGCTTATTCCTTGCAATTTTTTAGAACTTTGCAGTGCTTTTTTTAGAGCCTGTATAGTTTGTTCTGCTCCATAAACTTGTGCATATTCTCTAAGACAGGCTATTTCATTAGCTCCTGGTGTTCCTCCTAGATTAGAGCCGATTCGATTTTGATAGAAAATAAGTACTTGACTTTCTGCTGGAGAAATGTTATCATCACGCGCGTTATTATATATATTATTCTCTATATCTCTATTACTCTTATTATGGCTAGCGTTTTCACTAGCATTTGTACTAGTGATTGGGCTAGTAATTGGACTAGCATTTGTACTAGCGAAATTATCATGATGTGTTCTCAATCCTTTATCATTGTTGGCTTCTAGCGTTTTATTTTTACTAGCAGTTGTGCTAGTGATTGTACTAGCAGTTACACTAGCATTTGTACTAGTAGTTGTACTAGCGAAATTATCATGATAATTTTTTAATAGAGAATAACTTGAGGCTTGACCTCTTTTTTTACTAGGCGTATATTTTATTAAATTTAATTTTATTAAAATTTTTCTACGAGATATTAAAGAGCTATCAGAGTTAATTCGTGCTAATTCCATTAATCTTTTATTGTCTACATAAAAAACTTCTGGTCTTCTTGCTTTATTCCATATATATACAAGCTTAAAATATAATAATTGTGTTTTTTCATCTAAATTAAATTGTTCAGCATAATTATCATTAAAAGAGTTTAAGAGATTATGAGCTTTTAATTCCATATTTTTTACCTCATGGGAAGGTGCTTGACTTAGCAAGCACCTTTTCCTATTTATTGTGCCACTGTTGGCATTTGTACAACATTATTTGGTACATCTATTACATTTTCTACAATTTCTTTAGAATTAATTTCTGTATTTGAAGCATTATCTTCTGTAAATAATGTCTGCTGGATATTATTTCTATTACCTTCTAAATATTTAATTGCTTCGTCTGCTATAATATTAAGCTTATCTACTACGTCATAAGTAAAAAATCCTTTTTGTCCATCTTCAAAACTATCAGTAGGATATTTTCTTATATGTGTATTAATAGGTATCCATACATCATCATCTGTTAAATGAAAAAGACAACTAATTATTGCTGATGTAGCTTCATTAGAACCTTTAAAATTAACTTTATATATTTTTATTCTTTTAGAAAAAATTGCTCCTATTTTAAAAATATCTAATACTGGTTTAATTAAATCATTTAGTGCATTATAAAAACTTGGCAATGGCTGTTCTACATAATTATTTTTATGTTCTTCTATAACACAATTATTTTTATCAAGTACTTTGTAAAAGATATCAAGTGTTCCATTACTTTTTATTTCTACTTTAGTTATAAATCGGCTGTTCATTTTACCGCCTCCATATTCTTTCTAGTTAACTTATAAATTTTTGCTATATCTTTAGTTAATGCTATGGATTGTAAAATATATTTTTTCAAAAATGTTAATTTACCAATGTTATGAATTTCATTGTGATGTACCCTACAAAGTGGTAATACTTGCATTCCTATTTGTGGTATTTCTTTTCTATTTCTACCAGCTCCTATAGCATCTACATGATGAAGTTCCGCTTTTTTACCACACACTGCACATCTTTTCTTCATTAAACAAGCCCATACATATTTAGGAATATCTTCACATAATTCATATAAAGGTTCTCCTATATCTATATCATGAAGTATACAAAAATCTATTAAATACGTTATATATAATCTAGCTACTTCTACACTACAATTCGATAAAGAAAAATCCGTATCAAAACTACATGGAACATGACCATTAAACATTTGTTTAGTTATTTCTTTTGTTGCTTCTAATGGAGTATATCCCCACCATGCTGAAATATATCCCAACAAAACAAAAGCTTTTCTTCTTTGAGCCATACTTATTTTTCTACTATCTGGTATTTCAACAATAATTTTTCTAGCTGTCTTTGTAATCTCATTATCTTTACAAGGAACGAAGGCGATTACACCGCCTTCAGTTCTCTTTACAATTTTTCCATACTTAATCATTAAAATGGAATTTCTTCTCCAAAGTTTTCAGCTAAATTATTATTGTTTTCTAATACTTTTTTTGCAGGTGGTTCAATATCTGTAATTCCTTCTACTGGTCTAATTGATATTAACTTAACAGCAGTAGATAATCCGCCGTTACGATTAATATATTCTTCTTCCCTAAATACTCCACCAAATAATTTTCCTTCTAAACTTTTTTCATTCCAATTCCACTTATATCCTGAATTTGATTTTTCAATATTTAATAACATACCTTTAAAACGTCCCATGCTATCACCTTCTGTAAGCTGATAATATGAACCTCTCCATTTTGCTTGTTCTTTATTTCGTTCTTGTTCTTGTAGATATTGATTTAGGTAAAAGTCTTTATATTCACCTTCTGCAATATCTATTGCAAGTTTTAACATCTCTTTTCCATTCTTAGATTTAGTACATTCAGCTCTAACAATGCTACATACATAGCCACCAGCAGGTAATTTTTTATATTCTCCTGTAATAGCTTCTACACTATCCCAATTTGCAGGTTTATTCATCATAGTTAATTACTCCTCATCATTTTCATATTTTATTAATTGTTCAATTACAGTTTTTATATCATTAGGTATTTCTTTATCAAAACACCCCATAGGACTTTTTGCTGTTGAATGATTAGCATATGTTTCAAATACATAGTTGCCATCAACTGCTTTAGCTAACAATACTGTTGTAAATTTACTCTCTAAAACGATTTTATCTAACTTTTTACCACTGGTTTTTATACGTGTAAAATAAAAACCACTGTCATCTCTATCTGTTTGAGAATGTGCAATACATATAACTGTTAAATCATCTCTTAATAAATGCAATTTGGAAATTACTCTCCATATACAGGTAGCTAAATCTTGCCATTTATCATAATTTTTTTCTTTCATACGAGCCATTTCATCATCAACCATAATGGCATTTATAGTATCTATTACAAGAACTTTTATATCTTTAAAATCTGTATCAATCCTACTAATAACATTTTCTATAGCACCTACATTTGAAGTTTGAACATAATTTTTATTTTCTGTATTATATTGTTTCTTCCAACCTTTCCAGCTAAGACCTTTTCTATCTGCGTCAATAATAAATGTAGTTTTATAATCAAGATTACGAAGGCTGGTAGTTTTACCAGCTCCGCTTTCGCCCATTATACAAACAACTCTACTCATTTAAAGCACCTCATTTTATTTGGATATTTTGTTTTGTAATTATCTGAACACCATTTATTTCAATACCTTGTTTTATTGAGTTTTTTAATGCCACTTTATCAATTTTAGGTTCTTGTGATATTAAATATTCTGCTGGTATATGTTCTGTAGAATTAATCTCTAATTGTTCAGATTTTCTAAAACTAACTACAACTTTTGCAGTTTCAAATTTATGTCCTTCTAAATTATCAGCTAAATATTTTTTTAATCCTTCTACTTTATTATTAAGAACTCTCTTTCTATTGGTTAAATTTTTAGCTTCTTCATCAATAGCTTTTACTTCTGCACTTAGATTTTTTATATATAAAGCCACATTTTCTCGCTTGTCAGTTAAAACCATATTTAATTCATCAAGACGAGCAGGATTAATTATTTCTCCTGTCTCCATATCCACACATTCTTCAATAGCCTTTTCAAATTCTTGTTTTATTTCATATAAATTCATCACGCCACAGCCTTTCTATTTGTTATTATCTGCACATCTGGTGGTAAAGTATCTGCATAGCCATTACCTTCATCATCAAAATATTCAATATGCCAACGGTTATTATCAAAATATATATCACTTAATCTACCGTTTAAAATATTTTTATATTCCCAATCAGTTATACAATTAGTTGCTATAACCAAGATTGGTTTAACATCTTCTTTATATTCATAGATAGCAATTGTTTTCATTTTTTCACTCCTATGCTATACTTAAATTACTAATAAATTTTTATATAGTTACTTATCTGATTGCCGTCATTTAAGCAACTTTTTTCTTCTAGCCTGCATTTGCTTAATAGCTTTGTAGGCTTTTTTTAACATAACTAAATCGAAGTATCCAAAGTGGCATTCTTCTACAGGTATTTCTAAGATTTTAGCCATTTCAGCATATGCTTTCTTGCGTTTTTTACTCCTGTTTGGCTTACCTTGCCAAAAATTATCAAATTGTTGATGGCATATATGTTTTAGCTTTCGCATTTCTGGATTGGCTAATATTCCGAATGCTTCTTTTGGTCTTGGTTTATGTGTTCCTACATAAGCCCCACAATTAGTACATATATAACATTTACCGCTACCATAACTTTTACCATGATATATATTTTTATTATCTGTATATATCACCTTGCCACCACATAAATTACATACTTCAGGATAAAGATTTATTTTAGAATGGAAACCATTCACCATATGAGATAGCCCCTTCCAAATAGAATTTACTGCTTTTATCTAATTCATCTTTAGGTAAATAATCTCCATATACATCAATAAAATTATTCCCTTCAACAGCTTTAAAAATAATATCTTCATTTAAATCATCTTGTACTTTAACACGATAATTCAACTTCAAAGCCTTTATACATTCAGATATAGATATCTCTCTATCTTCATTCAAGATTTTTTCTTTAAATACCCAATCTTGAGTAATATCCGTTATTTTTCCTTTAATGGCTTTACACGGTATTATTTCTCCTTGTTTATTTCTTATTAAGGCAATCATTTTTACCACTCCTTTTTGTTTTTTGAGCAAATGAATAACATTGACGGTCATCAGCACACACTGGAACAGGTCCATTAGTTAAATACAATATATGTCCCTCTCCCTTATTTAGGTTTTTACCGCAACGCCAACACTTCATACTAAATCCCCTTTTTTCCCTTGAACAAAAGCTAATACACTGCTAAATTTGTATCGCACCATTTTTCCTTCTCTTATTTCTTTAAAGACACCACGATATCCAAGTTCTCTAATCATACTAGGCTTTAAGTCTGTAAATTCTTGTATCTGTTTTGCAGTAGATATTCCAGCAGGTGAACAATACTTGCTATAATCATTTTTACCGCTTAGTTGTTGTTTTAATAATTTGTTTTCCTCTTTCACCTTTACATAATCAATAAGAATATCTCTAATATTTTCTAATGTACTTTGTTCTTTTATTGGTAATTCCATATATTCTCACCTCTCTTTCATTGGTGCGTACCAAGCACCATAGCAGAACTACTTGCAAACCTCCCTGCCGATTAAAATTTGTTAAGAAGATTGTCAGATTTGCTCTTTAGATTATTTTTATTTTTGTTATGTTAATAACTCTGCTATGGCTTGCTACGCACCAATATATTTGTTATAATTCAATTACAAGATTTTATTTATTAGCTGAGCTGTTTACTGGACGGTTCGGCTTTTTTATTTTTGCAAAACTTTAATATCAAAATATCTTTTGTCATCAGCCTAAATGTATTCAATATTTGTTTATATTTAGGCTGTTCTTTTTTGTCTATTTTTCCGTCAGAACCAATCTCAATTAAGTCATCTATACATTTATTAGATTTTTTTATATTGGTTATGAAACTTAATACGGTTTCTGAAAAACTTTTACTTTCAATAGGGGCAAGTAATTTTTGACCTAGTTTATAGGTTAATAAGTACTGATACCCTATATATTCACTACCATAAATCTCAACAATATCATTCATCTTATCTATAGTTGGTTTAACTTGATTAGCTTCATACTTTGCCAATGTCCTAACACTGATATCTAATAATTCGCTTGCTTGTTCTTGCGTATAACCTGCACTTTTTCGTGCTTCTATAAGTAGTAATCCGAAATCTTTTATCATGGTTTATTACCTCAATTAGAATTACAATAAAATTAACTAAGCAATATTTTTTTGCTCTCCACAGAAGCAATGTCCTTTATAAATCCATTTATCATCTGCTTTAGCAAATGTTATATATGTTCCTTCAAATCTACCTGTTCGTGGATTATCTCTATGACCATAAGCTTCTCCACATTGTATTAAATCTGAGTTATACGTTATAGGTGGTACACATTCAGCAAACCAATTTACTATACTTTCATCAACTACATCTCCAACTTTAGCAAAGTCTTTGAATTCTAAATCACTTTTTTGCCAGTCGTCCATAGTTTTAATTATTCCTGTTTCTTGTTCTAGCGTTTCATCAGCTTGTTCAGACTTTTCAAAGTAACAAATTTTTCCTTTTGTAAAATCTTCGACGCCTTCAAGTGTTACATCATAAATTTTTTGAATAGATACATATTCATAATCGCCGTGTTTATAATCGTTAGCGGTTATTTCTCTATCGACGATTACTTCTTCAATAGAAGCACTTTCAAATTTTAAGCCAGTAGCATATCTTTCTATATAAGCAATAGCTTTTTCGAAAGTATCCCAAACAGTTACTGTGTTTTCTAAAGCGTCCTCTTCATTTCCATATTTAAACCAGTAACGAGTTACTTCATAATATTTATTACTCTTAAAATTTTTACTTAACATATTTATTTTTCCTTTCTTTTTTCTAGCGTGTACCACGCACCCAGCAATATTATTTACTTTTTAGGGGAAAGTAATTTTTGCCATTAGATTTTTTATTGCTGGGTCAGTGCTACACGCTAGTTAGTTTAATTTTAACAATTTAAAATTGTTAAAATGTCTAAAAAAATAGAGATTTTATAGAATATCCACTGTCTTTTTCAATTTTTTTCATAATAGGAATTCTAGGAAAACTCTTACCTTGTTCCCAATTACACCATGTTTGTTGAGTAACATTATATTTCTTTGCCATTTCCTTTTGGGTACGTTTTCCTCTATATTTAATTAAATACTTTCTCATTATTCCACCTCTTAACAATTATATTTTGTTGTTATGTGTTTATTATAAAACAAATTTAATTTGTTGTCAATTCTTTTTAACAATTTGTTTTTGTGTATTTAAAAATACAAATAAAAATTGTATAATTTATAACAAGGAGGGATTGTATGTCTATTGGAAAAAAGATAAAACAACTTCGTGAAAATAAAGGACTATCTCAAAAAGAATTAGCTGATAGTTTAGGCGTAACACAACAAGCTATAGATGCTTGGGAACGTTCTATAACAAATCCACGAAAAAAGAGTATTGATAAATTATCTTCATTTTTTAATGTTAATGGTGGCTTTTTCTTTGAAGATGATATACAAAATAAGACTCCTTCTAATGAAATGATTATAAAAAAAGAAAATAAGCCAAAAGACCTAATTAAATTATTAGAAAAAGAAGAATATACCTTAAATGGTGTTTTAGTAAATCAAGAGGACAAAGAAAAATTAAAGCGTATAATTGAAGCTGCTTTTTGGGACGCAAAAGAAAAAAATAAACGTAAGAAGTGATTTTTATGTTAAATCTAAAATTGTGTGCCAAAAATCTAGTAAAAAAATATGGCACATCAGACCCATACTATATTGCTAGAGAGCTAAAATTTGAAATAGTATTTTGTGATATGCCATATAAAATAAGGCTATGTCACAACAAACAGTTGATAAATAGCCATTTTTATAGGGGAGTATCA